AAACGGAATTTCGTCAGAGTCATCTACAGCTCGAGCGATCGGGGCAGTATTACCGCCATCAAGACCAAGCACTCGATTCAACTTAGTTTGTAATTCAGCATAAGACTTGAAGTTCTTACGATCAAGGAACTCAGCTAGTGAATACAAACCTTCATAAGTTTTCTCAAGAGCATCGTCATCACCAGCCAGTAGCTCGCTAGGAGAATCAAACTCAGACTTATCGTAGTTACGATACCCATCAACCTGACGGATCTTCAGTTTGAAGTCAGCACCAGCCCAGAAGTCGAATGGGTTTACTGGAGTTTCATCTTCGAACGCTGGATTCATCGCTTCGTTCAGCTTATCAAAGATTTTCTTACCATACTGATACAAGAACACCTTACCTTCACTAGAAGGGTTGCTTGGATCTTTAATGATCATGACGTTAGAGGTATACTTGAGTCGGCGCTTTTGCTGACGGGCTTGATCTTTACCAGCGTCAGTACCATTATTCCAGAGCATAGAGTTGTGCTCAGAAACTGGATCCTTTTCGTTGATAGTTGTTAGGGAGTTCTCGATGTACCAGCCGCCCTTACCCTGGAAACCGTGATCGAATAAACGAACCCATGGTAGATCTTCACCTTTTGGTTCAGGTAAGAAACGGATAACAGCATAACCGTTACCTGCTTTATCTACGGTTGGCTTCCAGTAACGATCGTCTCCGCTAGGCTTGGCGCCAGCAGATAACTTATTTCCTTCAGAGACTAGTTTGCTAAGATTATTAGCGCGTGATTTTTTAAGTGATGCGAATGATGATGCCATAGTTCTTTCTCTCTTATATGCGTTGTATTTTAGTATTAAGTTTATTCACAATATATCATAATATTGAACTGCTAGTATATACTTCTTTTGGGGAGAAGTCAACCCTTTTAACAAGTTTATTTATAATATTTTAAAACGATGCCTTTGAGCTTTGGCTTGTCCATCGGAGAGAACTGTTCAAGGAACGGAGAATACTTACTCATCAGATGCAATGCATCATTCAGAATCATATCGTCATACCGTTTCCATAAACGCGAGAACCCAACCAACTTATCAAGTAGAACCAAAGTCTCAATAGATATCCTTCCCTGAGCAAAGTGCCGATAGATAATTGGATGCCTACCGTCAACTGATACGAATAGGTTATTAAACTCCATCTCAATACCCTCAAGATATCCAATATCCTCGGAGAACCTATACGACAGCGCCTCGACGCGTTTCTTCCATTGAGTAAGAACATCTGCTGATGACGTACCCATCATATCGCCAATCCACTTATTGGTCACACTAGTGTTGTTCACATAGTTAGAGACCAAGAACTTTAGGAACTCCTCACGCTTATACCGCTTAGATGCCTTCTCGAAGAAGTATTTGTCCCTGCGTGTAATGTACGCACTTTCCTTTGCGTTAGTCTTGCCATTGTACTTAAAGAAATCATATGAGTCGCGCACGAAGTGTGAGCTGACCGCAAGATAAGTCTTGTAACATTCAAACCCTGACATCATATCGTCATCTTCCATATCAAATAGGCAACCGTGCGCCTTTCGCAATAACATTCAAATCCTGGGCTTCTACTTCTAGCTTACCCTTGATTACAGTATTGAGTAACTTAGCTGCCACCTCAATTTCCATTTCGTTCTTCTCGCACCACCAAACCACTGCGTCAATATAACTCAATCGTTTGTCAATAACAGTTCTCTCGATTATATTCGAGAACTTTGCTGTCGTCATTACTTCTACCATTCATTACTCCCATCTGTAAAAAATATGATCAGCTATCTCGATCGTTTTAGTTTTCGTAACAGCCCAGTCTGGCATCACGTAGTCCGCATGATAATGCGTAGCGCCCTCAGTGATATCTATTATTATACTACGATTGTTCATATAAGTCAATAGCAGCTGTTTAATTTTACCAAACGACTGCCAGTCATTAATCTCATCAGCCTTACCATCACAGTACCAACTGAACTGACACTTATTCCTAATCGGAACTTGTAACCCAGTACGCCATGACTCACGAGTTAAACCCTGTGTCACTACACCCTCTATCGTATTCGGATACCTCCAATCATTGACTCGATTCAACGTAACCATCGCAACTGCTAACTGACCAGCTATGCCTTGATTCCTTGCCTCAAAGTATACGTTCTTTGCGAGCCAAACGATCTCACTTTCATGTACGAACTCATGATTCAGTTCTTCTGAGTAAACGATTGACCCATGGCTCAAGTTCATTGTCGAATAGACCATTACCATCCAGCAGGCCATCAAAATTCCAATCAGCAATCTCATTCTATAGAGTCCTTATAAAGTTTAATCGTGTCAATCATATTGAATATATGATCATCGCGCTTCTCAATAAACACCTGAGCATTCGGCTCGTTCTCAACACCAATCACAATCACAATCTGATTGATCGGTATACCGGTCATCTCCTCGAACATCACACAGTATGCCGATGCCTGTTGAAAGTAATTCCCGATATACTCTTTCTTCTTTAACTTACCTGCCGTCTTATAATCAATCACTGATAACTTACCATCAAACTCAGCGATACAATCTACGCGTCCAGCTATACCAAGATAGTCAGAGTACATGGCGCACTCCTGGGCAACAACTACACCCAAACGATCATCAAGAACCCGCTTAATTGAGTTGAACATCGCACGTACATGGGGGAGGAAAGTTTTTTCGGTCAGGTCATTGTTAACATAATCTTCACACATCTGGTGAACTTCAGTACCACGTCTCGCAGCCTGAGTAGAAATACGATTCGCTTCGGCTTCACCTACACGCCTCCTCCACTCAGCGATACCTTTCTTAGATAAGATACCAAGTACAGTAGTAACACTAGGATAGTATCCTTTGGGGGTGTCATAGTATCGACCTCCCTTCATGGTGGTTGCTTCTATATCTTTAAAATCTATTGTATCATGTTCAAACATAATGGTTTACTTTCAGTCTCATTTAAGTAGTATTATACCTTAGTTCTCACTAAAAGTAAACCATTTTTTTACGTCGAGGTTTTTTTAACTGTAGATACCCATACTATAGCACGTCTCGATATACTCCTTAACGAAATCAGACCGCACTATGTCAGCTGGTTGAAAGTCAATAGTGTCGAATGACTCCATCTTACCAAGTACCTTCAAGAACTGATCAATACCTGACTCTTGATTGTATCGCTTCGATGTGAGGTCATCCTGCTTACCATCTCCACTAAACAAGATTCGAGAGTTCTCACCTACCCGAGTGATCACTGTGTTGAGTTCGCCCCAATCTAAGTTCTGGAATTCGTCAACAAGTATGATAGAGTCATCCCACGTAGTACCACGTATGAAAGAGGTTGAAACAAACTGTACCTTGCCTTTCTGTTTCAGTATGTCATATGCGTCACCCCGATTGAACATCTCACTGAACAATGCCCTATAAGGTTCTTCGTATACTTTCGTCTTTTCGGTTATACTACCAGGAAGGAATCCCATATCTCTTGAAGGTACTACGCTCCGTACAATGATTAACTGTTGTTTGTTATCAACCTTATTCATTATATCGCGCATAGCTAGGAACGCTGACAGGAATGTCTTACCTGTACCGGCGCACCCATGAAGAACGGTATTCTTACCGCTATTGTAGGAACGGAATACGTCAGACTGAGTATCCGTGAGTGGGGTTATGTCATTAAGCAGCAAGCCAGACTGCGTAGCGTTTCTCCGATTGGCTTTCTTTTCTTTTTTCTTTTGCCTTCTATCAATATAGTAGTCCATCTCAGCGATATTGGTACTTGCAAAAGTGGATGGCATAGAGCCTCCTTAGTTATTATGGTTAGGTTGTGTCCTCCGAGATAACACGTGTATTATGCTTCTTAGTTATCTCATTGACTTTTGCTTGCTTGACGGTGCGACCGCCTACTTTATCCGCGAGCGCGGAAGTCGGGTGAGCCTCAGCAATACGTTGGAGATTCTCTTTCCATCCATCGTCCTGCTTAGACTGAAGATTTGAGCCTGATATCAGCTTGGGCGCTGACAGTATGACTGGTATTAAGTTAGGGTTATCTTTCAAAAACTGTTCTCTTTCAGCTATCTTCATTAGCTTAGGGATTATTTCGCCAGTCTCAGTATCCTTAAAATCATATAGTGGCATTCGCTTCTTACCTTATTTATGCGACTAGACAATTGAACCAAGACGGTGTAGACCGCTTACTCCATGTCATACTAAATCGCTTCTGCTTAGTTTCGTAGAATCGGCGGTAACTCTCAACCGCGTCTTCAAGTATACACTCTGGGTTACTACCCATAGCTAGTTTAAACGGTGTTCGGTCTATGTTAGGTATGCTCTTTGGAATAGCGGCAAGTACATGGCGCAACTTGACGTCAGTCATATGTACCTTTCCGTACCGATGGGTATACTCGTCACATAAAGCAACGAAGTGAGTATAGTGCCACTTATAATTAGCACTCGACTCCATGGTCCATACGGTACAGGGATGACCCATGTGTACAGCCTTATATAAAGCATGCTCCCTACCATCAGGCAATTCCCAATACTTACTCATAGTCTTACCTGACTTTGATAGGCGCTTATCCATACTACCATCTAGCATACGATGCGCAGTTGATAACATCTGAGCACTCTCTACTATCATCTTGACTACGTGCTTATCGCACTGCTCTCTAGCAGCTAATACAGGATCTTCGTTCAATATAAAGATATTCATTACTCGTCACCTTCCGAATCATATACCATAGCTAATACTAATGCTAGTACAAACGCGAATACTATTGGCGCCCATTCTATCACGGACGGTTATGCCAAGGCTCGCGATCATGAGAAAACAAATCTAGCTGCTTCTCTGCTTCTTCCCTGACCTTCTCGCCCTGCTCAGCTATATCCGCTTGCTTCTTACCAAAGATAGCATCCCAGTTATCACTATAAGTCTTGTCGTTCTGTCCACTACGACGGCCACTACCCTTACCGCCATGCCAATTGCTACTCTTCATAGTTGAATGATTCCTGTTAATAGAGTTAGTACCATGACACTATTTAGCATGATCAAAGCACGATCTTTCCATGCGATACTCACTATCAACCATAGGCACGCTCCGGTCATACTCAACCACATATCAAGCGCATGGTACTCTTCACCGGCGCTTCTAAATGAGACAGCTAGAACTATTATAACTGAAGCTGCCCACTTAGTCAACCACACCGCCTTATCAATACGCGACTGCCTACTAACCCTTGACACGGATAAACTCCAGTAGCTTGTTCAAAGGCTTGCTATACTGGATATCACGGAGGATCTTACCACGATACTCAGTACGGAGAGAGCATAGGATATTCTTAATATGCGCACACTCAGCTGGAGTCACTACGATCCTAACACCGTCATCAGTCAGTACACTATTGATGGGCTTGAACTTATGCGGCTTCACCACCTCACGGGCAGAGTCGCTATCCTCGATCTTACCAAGCTGATCCCACATAGACATATTGATGAACTCATTATCAAACGCCTCATCTCCAAAGAATAAACGACTTCCCATACTACTCTCCCTCTATCACTGCTAGAATATCATTCTCACTGATGGATACTGCTTGCTTGCCATCAATCTCTACGATAGTACCTTTGCTCCAATCAACATACACTTGCTGAGTCGGCACTACTGCGGTCACCTCTGGACCAGTTGCGATTACGAACGCCGGAGCATTATGCTTCTTATCAGGGGTGCCTGTCAGGATAATCCCACCAGCCGTTTCCTTCTCCTGGATATTGATCTCTTGTACCAGTACCAAGTTTCTTAACATTCTCATATACTTACCTTCTTCCATTTACGTCTTGATTTTGAGAACTGCTTCATGGGGGCGCTAAACTCAATCACCCTATCAGTTCCCGCTTTTATATAAGCCACTAGCCATCCATTCTTATTGATAGCATACGTGTGGTTAGGATACTCCCACTCAGTGACTTCCTGAAACCACTGTATATCAGTAGACACCAGGGTCTGCCTCATAAGTACCACACTCGCATACTCGCTGCTGACATACGCACTCATCAAATAGTGACTGAACAGATCTTTCTAGGCTCTCGATAGCTGCCTCTTGCGCATCAAGGATAGCATCCTGACTCAGAATATACTCCATACGATCATCAACCACCTTGTCTAAGATTGAGTCCATGATACCTGCCAGATCTGAATTACGAAGCTCGTACACTAGGTCACTGACATCCATTCCCATCAGATCATCCATCTGATTAACTTGCTCTTGCAAATACTCTTCACTATTCATATCTTATTCCTCTATAAGTAGTTCGGCCCAGTCCAGCGAACGCTATATCCCTCAAAGATATTGCCACGAGCCTTATTGGTGGCCGGTGAGTTATAGCCAGCAGCCATCAGGATATCGC